CCGCCGCCGTGACCGCCCGCGCCGCGCTGGTTGCCTCGATCTCGCCCGCGTCCACGACGTAGCTGCGCACCACGTCGTCAGGACGCACGATCAGCGTGTTCGGAGGCAGGCCGGTGAGGGTGATGGTAGCGTATCCGTCAGCATCGGTGCCGGCGCTGCCCAGCCGGACGGCGCCGACGAACCACGCCAGCGGGTCGCTGCCATCCACAGTCCATTCCAACGGGTCCGACCCGTCAACGGTCCAGCCCAGCGGCTCAGTCCCGAACGCCGATCTGCCCGCCTGCCGGTCCAGAAACCAGTTGGCCGAGACGACGCCCAGCCGGACAAGGTTCAGCCCGCCGTCCAGCTCGCGCCACAGCTGCGCCATGTAGCCCGCGCCGCTGCGCCCCAGCGCCAGCGACGACACCGACAGCTGCGCGACCCGGCGCTCGGGCCCGGCCGATGCCACGGCACGCGCGCCGGACAGCAGGCCCTCGGATCGCACAACAGGACGCTCGACCCACGGCGCGGCCGAGACGATGCCCACCGGGGGCCAGGCGACGATCTTCATGGCCACGGGTTCTCCGATGCGTCGTAACGGGCGGCGCCGACGGCTTGGCTGACGATCTCAGGCGCCGCGCGCTGCACCACCCGCACGGCCGCGCCTTCGGCAGCGCGCACCACGACAGACGGGTCCGAGTAGACCGTGATCGAGGCGCCACGATTTGCCCCGGAAAGCATCCGCTGGCTGTCGGCATTTGAAAACACCTGTGATCCGCGCGGCAAGCTGACAAGCTCTGCCCCGCGCTCGCCTACCATGGTCAGGCCGCCAGCCCAATTCGTCGTGCCATTTGCGTTCTTCCCGATCGACAAGCCAACATCGGTGATCAGTGACCTGCCCCAGGACGTTCCACCCAGAAGGCCGAACATCGCGCGCGAAAACTGTACTTTGGCTATTTCCATCAGCAGGTTCGCCAGCGCCCGCTTGGCAGAGTCTGATCCTTCGAGGATCGAGCCAAAGAGGTCGGTCATGGCATCCTTGCCGCGCTCGCTGGCCTCGCGGATGTTGTCGATGCGGTCGGCGGCCTCTTCGGCATTCAGGCCTGCGGTCATGTAGGCCAGGGCCAGATTGTCGATTTCAGCCGCAAGCTCGGGCGTGATCTCCTTGCCTTCGCGCTTGGCGGCGGCCAGCAGTTCAGCCTTTTTGCGGGCGTATTCCATGGCATCACCCAGCTGGCGATTGCCGCTGGCGACCGTCATCAGAACCGCGGCCTCGGCCTCCATCTCGGCGATTTCCGTGCGGGTGGATTCGATCACGCCGGACAGACTATGGCGATCGCGCTTGCCCTTGCCGCTGCCGGTTCCGGTGCCTGTCGGGTCGATCCACCAGGTGTCGGTCGGGGCTGCGCGGGGGCGCGTGCCTGGGGCGTTCGGATCGGCTTTCCACGGGTTCAGATCCTCGCGCCGGCGCGCCATTTCAGCGGAACCATCGCCGCGACCACTGCTGACATAGCCGCCGCTGGGCAGGCTGGCCTTCAGAGCTGCGGCCACGCCGCGCGCGATCTCCAGCGCCCGCGCCAGCAACCCGACGCGCTCGGTGATGCGGGACAGATCGACGCCGTTCACATCGCCCAATTCGGTGACAAGATCCGTGACGCCGGATTGCACCTGGTCGACCTTGCGACCAAATTCCTCTGCTGTAACAGTCCCCCGAACAAAGCCTTGCCGGGCTTCTTCGAGCGAAGAAATCCAGCCGCGAAGAACCTCTGCTGCACCAATCTCGCCAGCACGTTCCAACGCGCCTGCGAACATTTGGAGCTCTGGCAACAGCGCCGAGACCTGTACATCGAGATCCAGAAAGCGCGCACGCACATTGTCGATACTGCGCGCCTGTTCCTCCAGCAGCTGCAGGTTGTCACGCAATTCCTCATATGAGCCAGACCCGACAATTGCCTTGGCAAACTCATCGCTTCCGAAGCTGTTCTGCAGCGTCGTGATCAGGCCGATTGCCTCGGCAGCTTCGAGCACCATGTTCTTCCACATGGCCGACACGCGCGAGCCCACCTCACCGAACTTGCGGTCCAGGGCATCGGCCTTGCTGATCACCTCGGCATCCAGAACGGCGCCGGATTCGTGTGCCTGGTTGATCAGGGCGCGTAGCCCGTCCTCGCCCTGCCCCAGCAATTCGACAAACCGCTCGCCCGCGCTGCCGCCGAAAATCTCGTCGGTGATCCTGATCTGGGCAGCCTTGTCCATGGATTCGAGCCGCCCGATGATTTCCAGCATCAAGCCAGAGGGATCCTTCAGTTTGGTGCGCAGGTCATCGGCCGAATAGCCAAGGCGCTTGAAGGCGTCGGCGGCCGCGCCGCCGCCTGTGACGATCCATTCGTCAGCCCGCAGCGAGAGTTCCTTGAACCCGTCGACCAGCTGATCGACCCCGATGCGGTTCTGTTCGGCGACAAATTTCCATTCCTGGAACGCTTGCAGGCCGATGCCGGACCGCTTTGCCTCGTCCCCCAGCTGCGCGATGGCCTTCACCGTTCCCGCAAGGTCGGTCGTGATGCTGGACAGGGCGGTTGTCACCAATCCGGCGCCAAGCCCGCCGATGAAGCCGGTTGCAAGGCCGGACATGCGCGAGAACGATGCCGCAAGGCCCGCTTCGGCCTGTTGCCCGAAACTGCGCACGCGCCGGCCCGATCGATCCAGCCCGCGATCGAATTCCGAGGTGTCGAGACCAAGGAAGGCCCGCAGCCGTTCCTTCAATGAAGCCATTCACTCCAACTCCTGATCTTGCCTTGTTTCGCGGCGGCCGCGCGATAGGCCCGCATCTGGGCGCGCATCTCGGCCGCAGCTTCGGCCGGGGTGCGATGGCCACGGCCGACGATGTTCTCAAGCGGCGGGATCTTGTCGGCCCGGCCAAGGACGGCGGTCGTCCAGGCCAGAACCATGCGGTTGCGATGCGCGGCGGTCTGGGCCGCGCCGGTGGCGATCAGGTACTGGCGCGGGGTCAGCGACCAGAACTGATCGGCCGGAAGCCCGGCAGCAATGAAGCCGCGATACAGCGCTGCCAGATCGACAGCGCCAGCGGCTTTTTTCCAGGACTGGCGCCCCCGTCGCGATCGTCCGCCTGCGGTATTGCCGCACCGATGGCGCGATGGACGGCATCGGGGCGCTGGTCCAGAAGATCGCCGGCCATCGCAAGGTCTGCCTGGGGATCATGGCGCAGCATGGCAGCCCATGCCATGGCGCGCATCTGGGTGGCCGACTTCATGCGCCCGGCCTCGAGTTCCGCGATCCATGGCAGGGCCTCGCGGCCCGTCTCGGCCTCGAAGGCGCAAAGGGCGTTGAAGTCGAGCCGAAGGATCGTCCGCCCGCGCGCGGTGCGCAGGCGGACATCACCCGTCAGGGACAGCATGTCAGCTGACCAGCCCGTTGATGCGCAAGACCAGCGTGGCGGTCGACTTGCCCTGCACCGGCGCAGACCGGCGATACTGGCGCACATAGGCGGCATAGACCTCTTCGGTGAGGCCGGTGCCAGCCGGGGTGATGCCGAGCTGGATCATCTCCGGCGGGTTCGCCTGGGCCAGCTCCAGCAGCAGCACATCCTGTGCATCCTCGGGGATGTAATCCAGCGGCAGCGACATTTCCCCGTTGTCGATCATGCCCGGGATGAATTCCTTGGTCCGGTTCGGCGAGGAATGCGAGGTGACCTCGATATCGTCGGCCTGCATCTGGGGAAACTCGAAATCCCCGACGCCCTGCAAGGTGGTCCAGGTCGGGGTGGCCCCGCGACCGATGCGGACGACCGCGCCCCAGCCGATGTTGACGCCCGTGGTGCTCATGCGTGTGTCTCCTATGTTCCGGGCGCCGGGCGCCACGAGGTGATCCTGAAGTCGCGAACAAGGGTGCCGATGCGCTGGCGCCCGTCGCCGTTGAGGTTCTGGGTCATGCTGGTGGGCCAGCATGGGGTGGCGCGCGTCATGATCGCGCCCATGACGGCCTGGATGATGGCGGCATCGTCATCGTCGAGGGTGTCTTCCAGATCGTCGCCGCCCTGCCGCTTGATGATCACCTGAAGCAGGGTTTCGTGTTCGAACTGGCCGCTGGACGATGGCTGCATCTGGTCGGATGCCGTGACGATGCCCATGACAGGCAGCGTTTCGGGGTCGATGGTCCCGGCCCAGGCCGACAGGATCGTCATGTCGGCAAACCGGGGCACGGCCGCCAGCGCGGTGCGGGCGGCCGTGCGATAATCGCTGCGCCAGCTCATGCGGACACCTCGTAGAGATCCGCGTGCAGGAAGGCGTCTGACGCAGGCGATCCGCCGGGCCAGACAGCCTGCACCTCGAAGACGCGGCCATCTTGCAAGGTGATCGTGTCCCCGCGCTTGAGGTCCGGGGCGTCCGATTTGCGCACCTTCCAGCGCGGGCCGACCACGCGCACCGGGTGCCCGTCATCGTCGACCACATCCTCGGGCCCCTCGCGGAAGATCGATTGGATGCTGCGCGGATCGCCCGACGCCGGCTGATAGATGACGGGGTCGCCAAGAATATCGGCGAGGATCCCCGTCATCCCTTCGAACCAGTGGCTCATCAGGTGGCGGCGGCCGGGGCCGAGCCGTTGAGCCGCACGATGCCGGTGGCCGACGGATTGGCAGCGATCGCCATGGCCACGCCGACCAGCACATTGCCGGTGGTGGTCGCGGTGGTGCAGTCGCCGGTGCCGGGAATGGTGTAGATCGCCGCGCCCACGGTCCAGGCCTGGGCCGAGGTCTTGGCCAGCTCGAAGACGCCTTCCGTGACGATTTCGACGGCCGCGCCGGACAGCGCATCGTGCTGCGCGACACCGGACAGCACGCCGACGGTGACCAGCTCGCCGCTGGTGACATTGCGAGGTGCCAAGACGCTGACGACGTGGCCCTGCTGGATCAGGTTCTTTGCCATAATGGCCTCCGATTGGGTTGCATGACAAAGGGCGGCCCGAAGGCCGCCCCTTGTCCGGTGGTCAGGTCAGCGCCGGATCAGGCGCCGGCGTTCTTGTAGCCGCCGCGGAAGTCGATGGCGCCGACCCCGAAGTCATGTTCGATGCTGATCTGCATCCCCTGACGGCCAAAGGGTTCTTCCATCCGGGTGCGCGGGGCGGCAGCGCCTTCCAGATAGCCATAGACGAAGCAGGGCAGATCGGCCGGGTCGGCGAACAGATACCAGGCGTTGCCGGTGATCCGCGCGGTCGGCACCACGGTCAGCAAACCGGCAAACGGGTTCACGTTGCCCGACTGCTGCGCCTGGATCGGCGCCACGATCTGCTGCGCCTCGGTCAGCTTGTCGGGGCCGACCAGCAGGATCGACGGCAGAATGCCCAGCAGGTTGCCATCGACCGAGGTCTTTTTCATCATCGCCGCGCGGCCAAGAGACAGCGAGGTGACGGTGATTGCCGCCGCCGTGCCGGCCTTGGTGCCGTCAGTGGTGTTGAACACCTGGCGGGTGGTTTCGGTCAGCGTGGGACCATCGGCGTTCGAGCCGCCCAGCATCATCGTGTAGAAGGTCGCATCCTCGAACCGAGACACGGCGCGGCCCTGATCGGCGATCATGTCGGCAATCGCGCCGATATCGTCATTGATCAGGGTCTGACGGCTGATCGACACGGCAACGCCATAGGGGGCCAGTGCGACGGTCTCGGCCTTTTCACCGATGGTGCCATACTTGATTTCGCCGCCCTGGCCGATCGGCTGAAGGGTCGGGAAATCACCGGGGCGGATCATCGGATGCGGGCGGAAATCGCGGAAGGTCTTTTGCCGCGCGATCTGGCGATAGGTCGGCGCAGCCTCGCGGTAGCGGGTTTCCAGTTCCTTGTTCAGGGCGTTCTGCAAAGACAGCGGGAAATCGCTGGTCGTGTGCATGGCCATGAAGACTTCCAGCCGGTCATTTGCCGTGCGCAGCGGGCCACGATGGCCGTTGCCAAGCGCGGCCATCTCGGCCAGCGACATGGTCATGAAGGGGCGCGCCCGCTCATCGGTCGGCGCGCGGCGGCCGATCTGGGCGGCCAGCGCCTCGGTCATGCCGATGCGGCGGGTTTCGCGTTCATCGCGGGTAATCCGGGCGGTCGCGCCGCCGGGCTTGTGCATGGTCACGCTCGGTCCTTTCTCGCGGTAATGGGCGATCACGCCCTGAATGGGGGTGCGCTTGGCGATGAACTCGCGCGCCGTTGCAACCGTGCCGCCGTGCATCTGCACCAGATCGAGGATCGCCACGGCATCGCCGTCTTCCTCGTCCGGGCTTTCCTCGCCCGCGGCATCGGCTTCGTCCTCTTCGCCGTCGACCGCGGCCTTCGGCTCTTCCTCCGTCTCGGCCCGGGCCTCTTCTTCTTCCTCGGCTTCCGGCGTCAGGTCTTCATCCTCGGCCATGGTGGCCGCAGTCGGTTTCTTGGCCATGGATTTTCCTCCTTTGGCGGGTTTCAGACGGATCCCGGCCATCATGGCCACGATCTGCGCTCGGGGGCGTTCGCGCTGGATCGCTCCGGCAGCGGTCAGCAGGCGCTGAGGCGCGTGCTGATAGAGGCGATAGTCAAATGCGGCGGGCGCCGATTCATCGCTGGTTTCGTCGTAGCCAGTGGCGAAACCGGCCTCGACGGCGGCGGGGCCATCGTAATAGGTTTCCGCCTTCATGATCTCGCGGGCATCGTCGACCGAGATCCCGGCACGCTTGGCATAGAGGCCGGCATAGGCGTTTGCGATGACGCCAAGGGCGCGTGCCGCCTTCAGGTGGTCATCCTCGGTTCCGCGTCCATCGACATACCAAGACGCAGGGTCATGGATCATAAGGATCGCGCCAGGTGTCATGGTGATAGTGTCGCCGGCCATGGCGATCAGGCTGGCAGCCGAGGCCGCGACCCCCTCGATCACGACATCGACGGTATCCTGATAGCCGCGCAGCGCGGTATAGATTGCCTGCCCTTCGGTCGCGATGCCGCCACCCGAATTGATGCGCACCGTGATCGGCCCGGAAAGGCCGTCCAGTTGTTCCCGGACCATCTTGGCGGTGAAGTACTCTTCTTCCCACCAGGACGATCCGACCGTGCCGTAAAGCCGGATTTCAGTCATCGGAGCGATCCTCTTTCTGGGTTTCATCTTGGGACGCGGCCGCCACTGCCGGCGCCTTGAGCGCGGCCAGCGACTGGCGCATGGGGGTATCCGCTGTGATCTCGGCATCGATCTCTGCCGGCTCGTAGCCGAGCTTGCGGATTTCGGCGGCGCGGCTGGACAGGCCAGCCTCGACCTTCTGCACGGCGACCTGAATTTCGGTCTTGGGGTCTGCAATCGCCGGCGGCGGCGGCGTGAACGCGATGCGAGCCTCGCGCAGGCCCGAGATCTTGCCCGGGTCCGCATAGGCCCAGCTGCGCAGGATCCAGTCTGCCAGCGGCGCGCAAAGGCGCGGCATGACCAAGGTCCACTGCCAGGCCTCGACATTGGCCGCCATTTCCATCCGGCCGATCCGCGCCGAGGAAAAGTTCACGCCCGACAGATCGCCGGTCAGCGACTCATAGGTGATGCCCAGCCCGGCCGCGATCCGGCGCAGGTGGATGCGCGCGAAATCGTCATAGCCGGTCACCTCGGGCGGATTGGCGAACACAACCTCATCATCGGCGCCGATCTGCTGGATCAGCCCGGGCGCCAGCTTTGGCGGAATGCCCGCAGCCTCGCCCTGCTTTTCGGTGCGCCAGAATGCAGCGAAACAGGCGGCGATCTTCTGGCGCATCATCTGCGCCTCGTCATTGTCGGCCAGCGCGACCAGATCATCCAGAACCGGCGCGAACCAGCTGACCCCGCGGCGCTGACCGGGCCGATCGGGGCGGAACAGGTGAATGACGCGGTCCGCCGTCACGCGGCTGGACGTCATCCCCTTCCAGTCGGGTTTCCAGACCGCGCTGCCAGGGTGATCATCATAGAGGTGGTAGGCGACAACGCGGCCATCCGGGCCGTATTCGATCCCGTCATAGAGCGCGTTCGCGGTGTTTTCCGCGCGACCCTGGCGGCGGTCATCCAGAAAATCCGCTTCCAGCACCCGCACCTGCACAAGACCGTTCGGCCCGGACTCGCGCGGCAGGATCATCAAGGCCTCGCCATCGATGATCATCGCGCGCACCATGAGGCGCTGCAGACCTGCGAGCGTCGACAGGCCGTCGGCGTCGATCTGCACGGTGTCCAGCTGACGCAGCTTGACCTTCCAGCCCTCGCGCAACCCGGCATCGTCAGAGACCAGCTTCGGCTCGATCCCGGTGCCGATGATGGCATTGACCAGAACTTGCACCGCGCGCTCCGCCACGGCGTTGTTGCGCACGACGTCCCGCGCAGACAGGGCGATCTGCCGCCGCGCAACAGCTGCGACAGCGTCGGCGTCCCCAGCGACGGCGCGCACCGAGGGCGAGCGCCGGGTGATGGTGGATGCCCGATAGTTCGCCATCGCTTCCAGCGACATGCGGGCCTGCGCCCGGCGCAGCCCGGTTTGCGGGCTGACCGCCGCAATGGCACGATCCAGCAGGTTCATCAGGGCCGCTCCATGAACTGCGGATAGTGCTGGCGCACCGAGGCCCCGTTGACCGCGGCTTCCATCTCGGCCAGCAGCGAACGCATCTCGGACAGGCTGCGGAACGTGATCTGTTCCTCACCCACCTTCACCTGGCTGGCCCCCTTGGAAATGGCCGAGCGCAGGCGCGCGATATCCTGTTCGGTATAGCTCACAGCCAGTCATTCCCCTTGTCGGCCAGCCAGCCGGATGGTTCGCGGGAAACCGCGGGTTCGGGTTTCGGGTCTTGCGCAGGCGGGGCCTTGGCGGCCGCCTGCTGCGACAGCGGGACAATCGGCACAGCGGCATCGAACAGGTCGGCCTGCGCCTCGGGCGGGGCGATGCCGCGCTCGGCTTCCAGGATGTCCCACTGGCCATCGGTCATTGCGGTCCAGCCCCGCTTGCGGGCGGCGGCTTCGGAATAGATCATCGTGTCGAGGCATTCGTTGCGGCGGCTCGGCTCGACCAGTTCCCAGCTCGACACCATGACGCCAGAGCGGGCACGCTTGAGCACCCGAACCTCTGACGTGATCTGCCGGTAGTATTCGTCGCCCAGCCCCACGGCGAAGGCGACAAAGCCGCGTTCCTCGCGGTCTTCCTTGGCCAGCCAGGCGTAGAAATCCGCCTTCATCTGGCTGACGTTCAGCATCCAGCCCCGGCGCTGGCGTTTGACCACCCGGCCATTGGCCTTGCGATCCGCCTGCGGGCGCAGCGTCGGGCCATTCCCCGAGGACGAGCCCTTGATCAGAATGACGCGCGTCCAGGGGTGGCGCTTGGCCCAGTCGCGCACATCTTCGGTGAAGGCGCCTTCGTCGACGGCCATCATGTCGATCTGCAAAGGCAACCCCAGCGAGGTGCGCCAGCTGGATTTCAGCAGCGCATCCAGCCCGGCGCGGCCTTCTTCATCGCCGATGTGATGCGGGATCACCCGATGTTCGATCACCCAGCGGCGGTAGTTCCGCCCATAGGCGATCAGCGAAACCTCGATCCGGTCAGCCTGGCAATCGACGCCGGCGGTCAGCAGCACCCCGCAAGCCGGGATACGCCCGATCGGCAGATACTGGCCTTCCTCGGCCAGCTCGACCCGGTCGCGCAGCTTTTCCCAGTCTGGCCCCTTGCTCGCCTGCTCATAGGGCAGGCCCAGAACGTCGTTCCAGAAGGTCTGTTCCGTTTCGGCCTCGACCTTGTCGGCCGCATCCTCTTCGGTCGTGATGCTGGCCTGGCTGCCGGTCCAGCCCATGACCTGCGCGAATTCCACCGCGATGCTGGCCCAGTCGCGCTGCGGCACATAGGCGCGCCACAGGTGGAACCCCGGATGATCGCCGCGCGGATTGTGCGCCACCCAGCGGCCCTGCGCGACCATCTGCGCCTTGTGCTGGTGCCCGATCGCAGACCCGCAGCTGTCGCAGGTGAAATGCGCCGCGTGCAGCCGCTCGGGGTCGATCGACTTGCGAAAGTTCTCCCAGGTCAGGGGGGCCATGTGCCCGCAATGCGGGCACGGCAGGTGATAGTGCCGCTGGTCCGACCGCAGGAACGCCCGCGTGACCCGGCAGGTGCCAAGGATCTGCGGCGTGCTGATCCGCAGGATCTTGGCGTCCTCGAACCCCGCCGCCCGGCTGACCGCCAATTGCTCGGGGTCGCCCTTGGGCGTCATCTCGAACTTGCTGACGTCATCCATGGCGACGAAACGCCGGGTGGTGCCCGCCAGGTCATCGGGTGACCCAGCCGAGGTGACTTTCAATGAGCCATCCCGCGCCAGTGTCTCCTGGTTCGACAGGGTGTCGGTCTGATCGCCGCGCCCGTCGCCGAAGATCGCGCGCAAGGCCGGGGCCTGCCGGCGCATCGGCATCCACTTGTTGCGCACCCATTCAGTGGCGGACGAGCTGGTCGGATGCACCACCAGACTGTCTAGCGGCCCGTATTCATGCCAGGCAGCCACGGCCGGGTTCAGCACCGACACCGTCTTGCCCCACTGGGCGCTTCCCCGGATCGTCACCTCGCGCGCCGGGTGTTCGGGGCTCAGCACATCGTGGATTTCCCGCAGGAACGGGAAGCGGCTGATGCGGAACGGCCCCGGAAAGGGCGAGCGTTCGTCGAAGACGATATTGTCTTCGCACCAGCGCGTGATGTCGGGCGGGGGCGGTGGCAGCATCGCCTGCGCCAGCCCCCGAAGGACTGCGGCCTCGGCCGAGGACAGGAACCCCATTTTCAGACCTGCGCGGCCTTTTCGGCGTCGCTCATCTCGACACCTGCCGCCGCGCCCTCAAGCGTCTCGGCCCGCTGTCCGCGATGGCCGCGCCACTGGTCCATCAGCACCTTGCGCACCTCGCGAAAGTCGAGGCCGAAGCGATCGGCGACAGCGCGGGCCGCATCGCGCAGCACCGTTTCGAACTGGGCGACCTCCTGCGCCATCGCGCGGGCGGTCTGGCGCTGGACCTCTTCGGCAATGACCCAGCGGCCTTCATCGCGCTCATTGTCGCGACGCTTGCGGCGGGCGTCTTCCTCGGCGTTGAGGATGCGGGCCAGCTCGTAGCGGTCAGGATCGCGCGGATCGAGCGCAGAGCCGGATTTGGGCGGCCTGGACGGCGCGGGCATTTGCACCGCATCATCGTCCACCAGGTCGCGCAACGCGCGCCGCGTGGCGGCACCATTTCCCAGCATCTGGCCAGGATGAAGGCTCTTGCCGAGCGCGGCCTGAACCTTGTCCAGGTCAAACCGACGCGACCGGCCATCCCCACTGAAGCAACCGTCCAGCTTGCCCTCGCTGACGTATTGGCTGATCCGGGCTTTCGACACATCGAGGCGCGCCGCCAACTCGGTTGCGTTCAGTTCAGTCATCAACCCTTTCCATCGTTAAGGGGCGGCAAGTTTAGGCTTTGCATGAAGTTAAGCCCGCAACACCCTACGGGGTGCGAATTACCCGCGCTCAGGGTTTGCGGTGGAAGGACCCGAAGGGGGGCCGATGCCAGCCGCCTCAGCCGCCAGACCGCTTTTCGACCATCCGGCCCAAGGTGCGGGCGAGATGCCCCGGCAGGCGCGCCCAGAACTCGCGCGCCGCCTCCTCATGAAACCCGAGCCTTGGCGTGTAGATCGGCGCGGTGTCGGTCAGCGTCAGGATGCGGATCGGAATGTCGCCCGGTGCATTGCGGCGATAGACGCCGGGCGCGAGGCCATGCTTCGGGATGAAGTACCGCGCCCTACCGCGCTTTGCCCCACGCTTGCGCGAAGCTTGGGTCTCGTTCGAGGTGTAGCCCACGTCGCGCCCGACCTGCAGCTGCGCCATGACCTGATTGCGCTCGCCACTCGACCAATTGCCGTAGCTGTCGATCCGGGCTGCATCTGTCGGAATGGCGGCCCGAACCAGATCGGACGAGGCAAGCGCGATGCGCTTTTCCACCGCTGTCTGCGGCCGCGCCCCGCCGTGTTCCTGCACCTTCAGGAAGTACCGACGTTCGACCGAGGATTTCTCGCCGATCTGAACTTCCAGCATCGACGGACGCGCGCCTTTCAGCACACCGAACGCGCGTTGCGTGTAACGGGTCGGACGGTCGAACACGACATTCATCCGGTCCTGAATGTGCTGCTGAACTTCCGTCGCGGTATCGTTCAACGCCCAGCTGGCCGCCATCCTGACATCGCGGGTGGCCAGTTGCTTGATCTGAGCCTGAAACCGCGCATCGTCCAGGTCGAAGGAAAGCTCCATCCCTTCCCCCAGCAAAAGCAAACGCCCCGAGCGGATCGCTCAGGGCACATTGAAGGCGTGTCGGACAGGCGTGTAACCTATCCCCGCCGCCCACCCGCTCGGGCATCTGTCCGCTAAGGCGGAGAGTGACACCGGCATAAGGCTATGGGCATGAACCTTAGGCGTGGTGATTCGCGGCTGTCAAGCCTGTTTGCGCAGGCCCACCAGATCAGCCGCCTGAGCGCTCACCAGAACCTCGCCACCGAAGAGGTTCATCCGCACCGTCGCCCCGCCATCGGCATTCAGCTCGACCACCTCGCAGCGCGCCCCGGCAAAGGCGCCGCCGGTGAACATCGCGGCCTCGCCCGGCCGGGCCAGCGTGGCCGTCCTGCGCTGCGCGGCCTTGACCTTGCGGGCCGCCTCGCCCTCGGCTTCGACCTTGCGCATGGCGTGAATGGCGGCCAGCTTCTGCGGCTCCAGCACGCCCCACTGACCGTCAGACCGGCACAGGGCCCCGGTGATGAACGGACAGGTCAGCACGGCATGGCGCACGGGATCGCCGCGGAACCTGGCGAAGACATAGCCTGGCAGATAGCGCCGGGCATAGAGCCGCACATGACCGCCCTGCCGAACGCGCCGCATCAGGACCGGGTGGAACGCATAGACCCCGCGCAGACGCAGCCATGCCTCGGCCTGTTCCTCATGCTGGGGCGTCACGCGCAGGGCATACCAGCGCGACGGGCCGGGGGTGACAATGGCGCCTCGGGGGCTGCCGAGCGTGACGGTATCGCCGATCGAGAGCGTAAGGAACGAGCGATGGGCCGGCATCATGCGGCATCCCCTTGGGTGGCGCCCTGCGCGCGGGCGGCGCGGGCCTGTTCGACCAGCGCGGTCAGGTAATCGAGGCGCCCGCGATACCACTGGCGCCAGGCCAGATCCTCGGCCGGGATCGCATAGCCAAGGCGCTGCTTTTCCTCGATCACCGTCAGGCGGCGGGCATTGTCGCGGGCGGCATCGGCCACCTGCGCGCGGGCACCGGGCTTGGCGGGCGGGGTGCGGTGGCGCTCGAAATACTGGTAGGTCTCGACCAGCGTGCCATCCAGCACCATCCGCTGCCCTTCGATCGAGGCCCACCAGCTCAGCACCTTGGGATCCTCGGCCAGAGGGCGCGCGCGCACCACATGGGCAAAGCCGATGAAGCTGGCACGGTCGGGCCAGAAGCACTTGGACCCGCCCGCCCCATGGGGGGCCATGATGCGCGCAAGGATCATCAGTTCGTCATCGGTCAGATAGCCCACCTCATCGGCAATCGCGGCCAGCTGGTCGCGCTCGACCTCGACCGAGACCCCCTTGGGCGATCTGAACCCCAGCGGGTCCAGCAGCAGGCGCCGCACACGGGCCCGGTTGCTTTCCTTGGTCTCCGTCATGCCAGCCCCCATCAGAATGCAATCCCGTGACGTTTCAGATCGACCTCGCTCACCAGCCCTTGCGCCAGCATCTGCCGTGCGTGATGTGGCCGGATGGCCGAGGGCGGGACGTAGCCACCTTTCACCAGTTTCTCAGCAAGAACGGCCACCGCCTCGGGAAGGTCTTGACCTGCCGGGTGAGCGGCCTGCGCGCCTGCGCGCTGGTTAGTTACTGGTTCTTTTACTGGTTTGTGTCCGGCAATTCGGACACGGCTTTTCCTGCCAGCCGGACACGGCTTGGCCTCTGAACCGGACACGGCCCGTGTCCTGTCAGCCGGACACGGCGCAGCCCCGTCAGACGCGGAATTTCCGTGTCCGGTTTTCGGACACGGCCCTTGTGCGGCGTCCATTTCAAAGCCCAAGATGTAGCGGGTCGGGCGCTGACGCTTGGTCCGCTGGTCGATCGAGGCATGCCGGCGGATCAGGCCCTTTTCCTCGAGCGATCCCAGCGCGACATTGACCGTGGACCGCGACATGCCGCAGACCTCGACCAGATAGGCCTGCGTCGGAAAGCAGCCCAGCGACGGGTTGTGGCAATCGCACAGGTGAAACAGCACCCGGAATTCGGAATGGCCAAGATCCTCGGCCGCAAGCGTGGCGAGCCACGAGGTTGCCTTGTGGCTCATCAGCCTTGCTCCTTTGACCGGCGGATCGTCTCTTCCAGCAGGCGGGCGCGCATCGCATCTGTGGTGCAGGCCTCCATCTGCTGTTCGGCCCAGCGAATGGCGCGATAGGCCTGCGCGCGCCGCTCGCCTGCGGCCTGACGAATGGAATCCTTGCGGGGACGGTGGTCGGTCATGCGATCCCCCGCTTTTCACGGTCGGCCAGCCGCCCCGCACAATGGCCAAGGAATGGGCCGAGCGCGGCCGGGACGATGTTGCCGTAGAACGACACAGGGCGCTCGGCCAACAGATCAGCCTTGGACACGGTGATGATGACCATCAGCGTCTCCCCGTCTGCCTCAAGGATTTCCGCTCTGGCATCGTCAAGGGCGCCGAGCGCATTTGCGCGCCAGTCGGTCATGCTCCACCCCCGAACAGCTCGGCCTGCCGGCCATCGGCCTTGTCCAGCATCAGCAGATGACACGGCCCGTCATGCGCCCGGTCCCAGACGAACCAGGCGTTCAGCATGGGCGGTGCGCCCTTGCCGGTGAAGTCGATCCGCCAGCGCATCAGATACATGCGCGCCGGGGTGAACTGCGCCCACAGGCCCGCCCGGCTGGCAGCCCCCGGCCAGCCCATCGGCAGCAGTAGCGCCATGTAATCCAGCCGCAGGACACCCATCGCATGGCGGATCCAGTCGCCGGTGTTGCACTCGGAAAACGGCGGGTTCGTCACCATTGCCCGCGCCAGCGCATCGCCCGGCCCGAAGTCATAGAAGGACCGGATCACCGCCCCGCAGCCGCGATCGACAAGGTCCGAGGCCGCAACCGTCAGCCCCACGGCCTGCATCTCGCGCACCATGGCGCCATCCCCGGCGGCAGGTTCCCAGACGGTGCCGAAGCCCTGCAGCCGTGCCCCTTCGGCCGCCAGCAGCGCGCGGGTGGGCTCGGGCGGGGTCGGGTAGAAATCATCCGCCTCGCGTGCCGGGGCATCGTCATAGATGCCGACGCCATCCGCGATCCCGGTCAGCACCGGGTGGGCGGCCTTGCCGGTTGCGCGGAATAGCCCGCGTGCGGATGCAGCGACGCGGCTCATAGCACCACCCCCAGCGCATCGGCCTGCACCAGCAGGTCACGGCGGGCCTGCATCCAATCCTCGCGCACCATCAGCTGGGGCGCGTGGTG